GTTGGGATAACTGCCAGAACGCTCATGATTAATTGCTCAATATTATCTAGTGAGGCAGGATTGCTATTGTAAGCAACTGCAACTGAGATTGTGAAATTGATCTTGACATGAATAGTCGATTTGTTAATTGTTTCTAATTCTAAATAAGGGCTGTCTGGAACAACTACTACTGCTGGAGGAATAACAGTTTCAGGAACAAATGAATAAACATTTCCTGCAACGCCAGCAAGAGCTGTGGCTAAAGGTGTGCGAACTGCTGAAAGAATTGTTGATGGCATTATTGACACATGCTTTCGGGATCAATATAAGATCCCAATAATCCAACGCATTTATTAAATAATGATCTGCCCATTCGAAACGGAGTTGCAGTAAAATCTACTCCTTCGATTTGTCCTCCTCCTGCAAGTCTTGCTTGGAAAACTTCGACTGAAACTGTGTAGGTGGCAGATTGAACAGCTGCATTTCCAACATAAGTTGATCCGCCAGAAAGGGCAGCAACTCCTGATGGGATGACATTAGCCGACAATATATCGGCATTAGTGATTGATTGCGAAAAGGTATATTGGCTAAGATTATCTGCCAACACAACTCTTGTTCCGTTGTAAGGTGTTCCGCATCCTGTGATGACAACTGATTGTCCTTCGGTAAATTCATGAATTCCTAATGTGGTAAATGTAGCAACATTGGCTGACAACACAGTTGATTGAATTGGACTTTTAAATGTAACAAGCATTGGCAAAATAACTGTTTCTGCTGTGTCAATAATTTGGTTTAAATAAGTGTCGTCGTATAAGGATGATGACACACCAAGCACAGATCTTAACTGTGAAGCCGTAATTATGGTTGGCATGTCATCTCCTTTTTACTCCCATTCATAGCTGCCTACCAGCGGGAGCACCAGTAGGCATTAAGTTTGCTTAGTTAATTAAGCAACCATCCACTTGTAAGCGCCTGCTCCAACTTTGGTAGCAAGTGCGCCATAGCCATAATAAGAAACCTCAATTTGACCATTTAAGGCAACATTGGTTTGTAGGCGAACGCGTGGGCTTTCATACCAAGTATAACTGTCTGGATTGATAACCATGATTGTGTTATCACCAGTTCCTGATAATTGACGATCAACGCGGAAGTTTAGACCAAGCAAGTTTCCAAGCAGTCTATTTGAACCAAGATCTCCGCCTTGATTAAAGTTACCAATTAGGTTTTGATAAATTGGGCGACCTGCATCAGCTAGGTTTTGAATTGCTCCCCATTGTGCTGGTGAAGCAACTATGTTTTGTGCTGTGCCAAGTGTGTTTGTGTAAATTGAAACACCTGCGTCAGAAATGAAATCAAGCAAACCAGCTGCGTCAAGAGTGCGGTTTCCGCCATCTGTTCCACCTGTTGCAAGACCATTTAATACTGCATTATCGGTTGCTGCTGCGTAAGCATATTCCATTTGACGAACTAATTCATCAAAAAATGCTGGAGAACTTCTGTCCAATAGCTCAACGGAAAATGTCTGACCGCCAGCATACTTGGATACTGAAACTGATAAGAAGGAATTTGTCATCCCTTGCTCAACGATTGCATCAGCCTCAGTTTCTACCTGAACCAGAGGAACGGCAGAAATTTTTGGAATTTCGAAACTCATCCCAGCGTCGGGTAAAACACCGCGAGAAATGCTATCTACTGCTGCGCGATCTGCATTTGATAATGGGTTGATGATCTCTGTCAATTGACGAGTTGGGATAAGTCCAGCGTTGTTTGATGTTGTGTCATCAGCAGCGCGAACATAAATTCTGCTGTCGTCGTTGCCTAGTGCAGCTCGAACTGAGTGCTCTAAGTAAGTTGCCTTGCTTATAATTGGTGAGCGTGGCTTTGTGTATGCAACTGGTTGAGTTGCCATTACTGCCACAGGCTCAGACTTTGCAGCTTCTACCGCTTCGGTTGCGATAGGAGCTTCTGATGTTATATCAGACACTTTGTCCTCCTGTGTTGTTTTATCCTCAGCGGTTGCTTCGGAATTCTCTGGTGTGTTTGTTGCGACTACGCGTTCAACGCGAGCTGATTGAATTGCGGGATCAGAAACCAAACTGACCTCAGCAAGGGAACTTTTTGAAATAACCATCGCGCCATCTTTGTTATCCCAAGCATCAACCATAACTCCAACAGAAAATCCGTCACGAAGTCCAGTTGCTGCCTCCTCAAGTGCGTCATCCGCCGCGAAAGTTTTGGCGAGTTTAAACACTCCAGAAATTCCTTGATCATTAGCGGTTATGTCAATCAGTTTTCCTAAAGGTCTTGTTTTGTCATGCTCAAGCAATAATTTTACAGGCTTTGAGAAGTCGATGCTGTCTTTTGCAAAAACAGTAGCACCTGCGGAAGTTATGCCCTTTTCATTCCAGCTTACAATCGTTCCACTTATGGTTCGCTTGTTTGTGTCAGCTGCTGTTATTGTAATTGGGAAATTAATCTTCATCGGATTAAATCCTCCTCCTCTTGAATTTGCTCAACGCTCATCGCGCCGATGCGGTTTAGTATTTCATAAACTTGAGCACGCTCTAAAGCCGAGCCTCTCAAGAAATCGTCAATATCAAATCGAACTTCAACACCATTGGGAACAAAATCCGCAGCGGATAGGCGTTGCTCAATCGGTGTTATTACATTTCTTAAACTGAAATCGATAAGGGCTTTTCGTTCCATAACAGTCGTGCTGTAAGTCATGCTTGTAAGTTCAGCAGAAACAAATGAGGCAGGGATACCAACTGCGCGAGCAATCTCTGTCGCTAGATATTGACGCGCTTCGTTTAATTGTAATTTTTGTGGATCAAATCCAAGAGCAGTCAATTCCACATCTGCATTTAAAAAAGCGGTCGCTCTAGTGGCTCTGGATAATTTCCAACTTTCAAGAAGTTTTGTAATTCGCTCTGGCGTAAGATTTGTTCCATTTGATTTTAACACCATTGTTGGAACTGGCTCTTTTGCATAAAGTTCGGCAGCCTTCTCAAGTTCCTGAGCTGCTTTAATTGTGCGACCTGCTCGATTTAATACGCCCTCATCTAATCCGCTGAAAACAATAATACTGCCCACACCATTTGGCGGAATAAATAATCCATCAATTAAGTATTCAGTAATTTCAGTTTGTAATGCGTTTGTGTTATAAGTTACGCGATCTGGAGAAACTCTTGTCCATGCACGAACGCGACCGCCATCACTTGCAGAATAAGCGTCTAAGACAACGCCATAAGCCACGCCTCTGAATAATAAATCCTCCGCGATCCAAGCATAAATAGCTGATCCTGCAATTCTTGGATCTGGTTGCATAATTACGCGAGTTGGTCGTAAATGCTCTTTAGTAAAATGATTATAAGTTTCAATTGGCAAAGATCCAATTGTGCTACAAATAATATTCCTTGCTCTTGCTAAAGATGGAACTGACATCGCTTGTTCGCGAGTTGCAGTTTGGGCTCCGTAAAATAATCCGCCGACTGCTTGTTGTAAATTATAGGGAACGCTAGCAGCTACATCTGTTTGTATTGTTGGCTTTTGGTTTGTAACAAAACGATCAAATAATCCCATTAGCACATAATATACCATAAATGCAACTTATCCCACTTGGATATCAATCTCTGTTTCTGGTTGTGTCGCAAAATAACTGACAAGACTACTTGCGACGGCTGCTGTTACGGCAACCCTTGAGGCTCTGCGACCTATAATCCACGCGCCATCTCCAAAGGGCAATTTTGCAGCTGATAAAGTCTGTTGATTAAGTTCCTCTTGATTTCCATGTTGAAGCCTGTGCGAATTTATTGCTCCGAGCCATCGGTCGCACGCTTCGGCATATAAAGCCCCATCCATGTCAGTTATTGGAATTCCTGCTGGAACAAGCCGAGAAGCAACTGCACCAGCCGTTCGTTTTGAATAAGCCACAGTTTGCAAATTATATTTTCTGGCATAAGGAGCAAGATCATTAGCAATTGCAAGATCATTTAATGAATAATCATTTGACCAAGTATGAAGCAAAGTAATGTAAAATCTTTCACCCGATAATTTTTGAGCGGCTACTAAAGCTGCAAATTTACGATCAGGAGAACAATCTAAACCAAACCAAGTTGGTTTCTCTGGATCAAGTGGTATCGGATCAATTGCACACAATCCCCACTTTTGAGCATCGATCGCTGAATTGATTGTATCTACCCATTGACACAAAACCTCAGTTCGCACAATATCAGGAGGATCATTTATTACGGCACGCAAATTATCAGGATGAATTGTTATTCCAAGCGATGGATTGGCTTGAGCGAAGGCTTGCCAATTAATCTCACCCGACGGAAGGGTAATCGGCGCATCTGGTTCGGCACTCCACTCAAACCAACCTATCGTGTCGGCAGTTCCAGAGCTAGCTGCGATAGCCCTTTCACGAAGTTTGTTTAAAATAATTGAATGTTGATCTCCTGCGTTTGAGTAGATCCACACTTGAGGATTTTTTGCTGCCATCATTGTATAACGCATAGATGACCAAGCATCCTCATCTTTATATTCTCGAAGTTCGTCAAGATGGATTGTTTCGGGTTTTGAAATACCTCGCGATGCGTTGTTTGATGCTTTGACTACAAACCGCCTACCTCCAGTTAATTCCATCTCCTCCGCGCCATGTTGCCATCTAATTTTCTTTACCTCAGCAGCAAGGCGATCATTACCTTCAATCAAAGTTACAATCTGTCTAAATGTTTCAAGTGATGTAGTTAATCTATGAGCTGAGGAGAGCTGCAAACCTTCACCCCAAATATACATTCCACATAAAATTCTGAGCATCATAAAAGTGCTCTTACCATTTTGACGACTTAGGAGCAGACCCGCTTCGGAGTGATGCCATCGCCCATCTGGTTTTATTTTGTGTCCATGAATAGCAACAAACTTTTGCCATTCCATCATTGGCATACCGATCTCAGCTGCAAAATCGATCATCTCTTGACCTTTTGATGGTAAATCGTTGAGTTTGGAGTGAATACGCGGAGTTGGCACACCTCCTAATTCCGATAAAGGTTGATTAGGTTCGATCTCTCCAGTTTTAAGATTAATCAATCCGATCCATCCTGAGCGTGGCTGATCGAGGTGTTTTGTGGGTTAGAAAGGGAAAGGGAGGTCGGTGGTGTCCTTTGACGCACAAAAAAACGCCCGCCCTTAGAATAATTGCATCTAGAGCAGCTTGAAACAAGGTTATCCTCAGTATCTAAACCACCTAGCCTACGCGGTATCACATGATCCACAGTATCAGCCTCCTGCCCACAGTATTGGCATATATGACCATCCCTGCGAAGTATGCGAGCGCG